TTCTAAAAAGAGTTCTAAAAAATGTTCTAAAAAGAGTTCTAAAAAATGTTCTAAAAAGAGTTCTAAAAAATGTTCTAAAAAGAGTTCTAAAAAATGTTCTAAAAAGAGTTCTAAAAAATGTTCTAAAAAGAGTTCTAAAAAATGTTCTCGTAAATCATCTAAAAAAAGTTATCGTAAATCGTCAAGAAAATGTTCTCGTAAATCGTCAAGAAAAGGTTCTCATAAATCGTCAAGAAAATGTTCTCGTAAATCGTCAAGAAAATGTTCTCGTAAATCGTCAAGAAAATGTTCTCGTAAAGAAAAAGAAAAACATTGTTCTGATTCAGAATCTGATTCTGAGTGTAAAAAGAGATTTGATTTGTGTGATATTTATGAATATTTTAGGAATAGATTAGTTCAAGACGACCAATTAATGGTTGCAGGTTCATCCGCATATAATTATTTAACAGATAAGTCAGTAGATAATATTCCACAATCTTGGGGTCTTGATTTTGGAAATCAAGTAATAAATTATAATTCAGACCAAAACTATACTGGTTCGCCAATATTTGTACGAGAAGATGGAATTTATATTTTGTTTTTCATTGCATTGACTGACAATGCATCACAATTTACATTCTTTTTAAATGGTGTAGTAGTTCCTCAAACATGTATTGGAACAAATGCGGGTGCAGGACAAATAATATCTCGTCATATGCTTAAATTACATAAAAACGACAATTTGAGAGTCCGTAATTATATTTCAACAGCCGCATCAGTACAAACAAATTTGTTTGCAGGTGGAACTCAGATTGGTAATGACACAACAATGTTATTAATGAAGATTGCCCCAGAACATGTCCCAACAGTTGATCATTGTCAAAAATTACATCGTAAAGAAAAAAGATTATTTTGTAAATTAGCCGAAAAAATGGCTTGTGATAAAGATCTAATGGTAAAAGGATTCAACGTTCATGGAACTTTTTTTTGTGATGGAACTCAAACTGTTCCTTTAGAAGCAGATGTAGAATTTCATCATACAAAGTGTATATCTAATATAACATTTAATCCATTAAATCCAAAACAAATCGTAATTAATGAAAATGGTATCTATAAATTATTTTTCTTGGTAACAACTAATACAGCTTGTCAATTTGCAATATGTGTAAATGGAGTTCCTGATGAAAATACAACTCAAGGAACTAACAAAGGGGCGGGTCAATTAACTATACGTGTAATTTTAAAACTGAATGCTGGTGATATTATAACAGTCAGAAACCACTCAACCTATTCAGGTACGGTTATTATAAGTGAATATGCAGGTGGAAGCGAAGCAAGTGTTAATAATATTTTGACAGTATTTAAGATAGCAAATCAAGTTCCCCCAGCTATTTTCCCGATTGAATGCGATCTTGAAGAAAAATATAAATGCAAATATGAAAAATTTAGAAATTATTTATTACAAAATAAATGCATGGATTTGATTGGTTCTCCATCATATTTCTCATTGACAACTTCAGGTGGTCAAGTTGTGCCAGTAAATAATGCATTTCATTTTTCTCACGGTCAATTAACCGAGAAAAATGTCAAATATATTCCAGGTGATACTCAGGTTCTTATTGAAATTGAGGGTACTTACGATATATTTGCGGATATAATTGTAAATGAATCAGTCCAATTTGCACTATTTATTGGTAATAATGTTGAACCCCATTCAATTTTTGGTCGTGATTCAGGTGCTAATAGATGTGTGCTTAGACAATTCGTCTATTTGAAGAAAGGAGATAAAATATCAATCAGAAATTATAAGTCATATGTAGGAACCGTAAATACAGTTACCAATCCAGGAGGAAATTTTGTTGGTCAAAGTATTCTTTTTATGGCTTTCTTATTATCACCTAAACTTGAAATGTGTGTTCCTTGTGATCCTTATCATCCTTGTCACCCCTATCATCCTTGTTATCCATGTGATCCCCATAACAAACCATCTAAACCAGTAGATAAACCATCAGATAAGCCAGCAGATAAACCAGCAGATAAACAAGCAGATAAACAAGCGGATAAGCCAGCAGATAAGCCATCAGATAAGCCAGCAAATAAATCAACAGATAAATCAACAGATAAATCAACAGATAAATCAACATCAAAACCAGATAAAGGTAAAAACGACAAACCTAAACCTTAAATAAATAGTAAATAACAAATAACAAATAACGAGTAATAAAAATAATAAATAATTATTATTTTTATAATGTTAATTATGACAATTTACACATAGTATATTCATAGATATTATATGAATTATTGGTTTTTAATTAGATTATTCATCATTGACATAAAATGATTTAATTTTTCCGAATCACTAACGATATCTAATTGGTTTTCTTCAATAATAGTACCATCAGAAAATTTTTTAATTAAATAAACCAACATATTATAACTATCAACATTCCAACAACTTTTATCGATAACAATGTTATTTGCTTTATTATCGATAATAAGATCAAGAAAAATTGTCAATGCTTTTTCTCCAGATATTAATAAGTAGTCTGGATATTTTTCAGTCAGAGCGCTCGATGAAATTTTTGTAAAAATAATATTTTTTTTATCAGATACAATATTATTTTCCATAATTGGAATAGAGTCGGGTTGTGTATTAGAAAAATTATTTTTACCATTTAGGATTGAGTGTTTGTTTTCTCCTAAAGGAGATTGCGTTTCTTGGTCAAGGTCAAGTGATTTTGTTTTTTTTGTAATATTATAGATTCTTGGTGGTGCAATAGATGGACTATTACTACCACATGCTTTTTTATTTGATTCAATATCTGCTAAATATTTTTGAACATTATATAAACGCTTACCTCCTGGAGTTCTAATTACTTCAATTAGTTTTTTTTCGTCCCATAAATAAAGGGTTCGTTGATGAACCCCTAGGATTGCGCTTGCTTTACTTCCGGACACATATTTATCATAGTTGGCCATTATATATATAATATATAAATTTATTATTTTTAAATATATTTTATGATAATATATAAAATATGATGTTAAAACACTATTTTATCAAAAAATACATAAGGATGGTAAATAATATAAAATTATGTTAAATAAATTAAACATAAAAATAATTATAGATGAAAAATAAAATATTATAGTATAATATAATGAACCAATTATTAGTATTTTTAGGCGCAGTTTTAGTGTTAGTTTTATTTATGACATTTAGAAAAAATAAAGTAGAAAAATTTACAGTTCTACCTGATTGTTTAAAACAAGATGGGTTTATGTTTAAACCAGATGATAGTATGTGTAAAGACTCTCCAAATGGTCCCGTATGTAAATTAGGATATTGTACCAAAGCATAAATAATAAATTTAAAATAATATATAGATAGTATATTATTTTTGAATAGATGGACACCAAAATATAGATCGTTTTTGAGATCCTTCATATAATTCTTCTTTAACAACAACATTACCATATATATCATATTCTTCATAATATACAAAAAAATCTCTTTTATAATCACGTGGTAAAATACTATTTTTTTTAATCAATTTAAGTTTAATACCTTTTTTAAGATCATAATCGCCCCATAATAATGATCTTGTATTATTGTAAATAATTTTAAATTCTTTATCAGTAATATTTTTAGTGAGACGAAAAGGATTAATTTTAGACAACCATAAAATATCAGCTCTTAAATAATTACCAATACCACTAACCAATTTCTGGTTCATTAAATTTATACCTATTTCTTTTTCAGGATATTTTTTCATTGCATCTATAAACATATCAATTGTAGTAAAAGGATCCATTATATCGGGACCTATTGATGATAATTTTTTTGTTAATTGTTCAATCTTATTAATTACCTTTATAGTTCCAAAACTTAATGTATCATAAAAAAATAAAGAACCATTTGTAAAAATAAATTCAACATTAAGATGTTTTAAAGATGTATTTCTATAATTTTCTAAATCTTTAACATTAAGAAATTCGATAAGATTAGGAGATTTGAATGTATCTTGATTATGTTGTTTAAAAATCCATCCACCCGATAGACCCAATGTATTTAATAAATAAAAATTATCATCAGATTGTTTATTAAAAGTCATATAAATAAACTTACCTTTTGAATTGATATCGGTAAAATTGATGGGTAATTTTTTTTTTAGTTTTGAATAACCATCAAATGGACCATGTTTTTTATATCTTCCATTCCGTATTTTTATATCAATTAATATATTACCTTTAATATTTTTTTTTATAAAATCACAATATCGTCTAATTTCCAGAATTTCAGGCATATGTCTTTACAATAATATGGTTCTTATTTTTTTTATAAATATATAGTTTTATAAAAAAAAATATATTTATAATTTATAAAGAAATGTTATTTTTTATCAATAAATATAATAATAATGATCCAAGGGGAATAAGTTCATTAGATCAGATGATAAATATAATATCTATTATAGTTTTACTGATGGCAATCATATTTATTTATTGTTTATTGACTGAAATTATATGAGATGATTGTTATAATTGATTTTTGACTAATTTATAGAAATTGGAACATACTTTTTTATTGTATATACTAAATTTGATTACATTAAAATCATTGTCAATTACTTCAAGTATGTCTGATTTAAAAATATTATTTTTAAGATTATTTACATATTGTATTTTATTTAATAATATTTCGGTTTTAATACTATTATTTTTAATTTTACATATCCTTTTATTTGTTAAAACGATATATTTTTTATTATTTTTATAATAAAATAATGATCTTTCATTGTCTTGTAATTTTAATATATTAATTATTGAAGAATCAATACCTTCTTTAATTGGGTCCAATTTAATTGTGTCAATAGATTTGTCAAACTTTTTATATTTAATTCCGAAATTTTCATATGGTGGTGGAGGAGGTGGTATATCATCTAGATCTATATTATTTTTTATTTGTTTTGATGGTTTAACTGGATATGGAAGTCGAGGTGTCAATGGTTTATTATTATTTATTTTTTTAATATCATCACTGTTTATTGGTGTAAATATGTATTTCATAATAATTATATTATTTATAATTATTATTTAATGGTTGTAATTTTTTTAATCATCTTACTATATAATATATAATATTGTCTATGAATGTCTATAATGTAAGAAATATAAGAAATTATAAACAGTTATTAATAGATATGATATTACAGTAATCATTGATATTATTGATGGTTGATTTAAAAAAAAGCGATAAATTTACATAATCAATATCATTAAATTTATTAAAATAATCAGTGTTATATTTGGAAACAGAGTCTTTAATGTTATTAATAAAATTAGTCAATAATAGTTTACCGTCGTCATTAATAGGAAAATTAGGTAATTCATCTAATAATGTATGTATGAGTTCATTAGTATCGTTATATAATTGTAGTGTTTCAGAGTGGATTTCATTAGAAGATAAATCTGATGAGCAAACTTCTTTAATAATTGAGTTTTCTTGAAGGCGGTGCTGATTATGAGTTTCAACAATTTCAGTGTGTAAATCGTCGTTAATTGAAGAGAATTCAGTATTAGATTCAGATGATAAATTATGTTTAACGAAAGTTTTATTATCCATAGAATTGTTATCAAAAGTCATAAGTAAATTTTGGTATTTATCAAACATGAATGATCGAAGGTTTTCAAATAATAATTTAAGATAGATCATAATATTATTATAATCTTTATTTTTACGATTATAGCTATTAAATTCATCTTGAGAGTAAAGAGATTCGAAAAAGAATAAGAATTTGTTGAAAGAGATGAGATCATTAAATGTATTATCATTGATAATAAAATGTATTTCGAATAATTGTTCCATAATTTCGTTTTTAATAGTTAGAACATAATCAGGATGAAATTTACTAACAGGATTAATAATAAGATTATAGACGAAACGTTCAAAGTCAATAATAAAAGAATTATATTTTTCAATAAGATTAAAGAGGATATCTTCATTATCTTTATTTTTATTCATATTGAATTTGATAGTTTCGATATCATTATCAGATAATTTATAGTCGTTAGCAGTGATGATGAGTTCATTACGTGTGAAATTTTTACGATCAGCAGCGGTAATACATAATAGTCCATTAGAATTAATAGATATATTAACATTAATAACAGGTACTCCTTTAGGAGCTTTTTGGATGCCTCCTAAAACAAATTCTCCAATAAAAATATTATTGGTAGTTAATTTGCTTTCACCTTGATAAATTTTAATTTTAACTTCTAACATATAGTCGTCTTCAGTAGTGAATTGTTTGGTTCGATTAATTGGTATTTGTGAGTTGCGTTCAATAATTGGAACCATTATATTGTTTGATGTTTCGATACCAATTGTGAAAGGACATACATCTATTAAAATAAGATCTTTAGTAGAATAAAGAATATTTCCGTGTAAAGAAGATCCATATGATACAGCGATATCTTGTAGAGGTATATTACCAATGAATTGTTGTGTAATTGTACATTTAAAAAAGTCAGATAATTTTTTATTAATATGTGTAATTTTGGAAGAGCCTCCAACTAAAAGGACGTGATTAATATCATTAATAGAGAGCTTTGCGATATCAAGAATGTTTTGTAAGGATGTATTAATATTATTTAACCATAAATCAACCATAAAATCCCATTCATCATTTTGGATGGTAATACTTTGTTTATCAATAATAATCGTCTCTTGAATACATCCAGAACTTAATTTAATTTTAAGATTATCAATATATTCAAATAAATTATTATTAGATAGATCATAGTGTGGATATTTAGTTTTAATAAAATCAATCAAAATAAAAGTTAGATCAGAGCCTCCAAATTTATTGTCACCATAAGTAGCTCTAACTTCATATAATTTTTCAGTTTCATCATTAGAGATATTGATAATAGACAGATCAAGTGTACCTCCGCCTAAATCGAAAATAAAAATATTATCATCATTATTATAATTAATAAAATTACCATAAGCGATGGATGCACTAACTGGTTCACTCAATAATTTAATAAGATCAAAATTAGCGAGTTTAATACAATTATTGATTGCTTCTTTTTGTTGTATATTAAAATATGCTGGAACAGTTACGATTACTCTATATGCTTCTCCTAATAAATTAATATCATTATTAATAAGTTGTTTAAGATAATTCAAAAAATAGATCATAATTTCATCAGGAGAATATACAACATCATTAATAAGGATAGCAATATTATTATTATTATTAAAAATGGTAACACCAGAGAATTGTTTATAATAAGATTCTTCAATATCAGAATATTTATAACCGATAAGACGTTTAATATTAGAAATGAAAATATTATTATCTTTAATATTTTTAGCTTTATTACCAAAAATATTACCATATTTAGTAAAAGAGATGATGGAAGCAATATTATGGTCATCATTGTCTTTAATGATATGAAAATTATTATTTTTAAAATAACTCAGAGTTGAATTACTTGTACCTAAATCAATACCGATAACAATCATTATAATATTAATTAAAAAAAAAATGTGAATATTAACGTATAAAATTATAAAATTAAAAAATCATGAACTATATTGATCAATAATAAATACTCCATTCTTTGCATGTAAATCAGATAGATTATATTTTGATATATTATTTAGATCAACAAGATTGTGATATTTAGCAGTATAGTCGATATTGAAATCAGTAGGATTATTAGATTCCAATAATTTGAAATGATAAATAACATTAGTAAGGTCATTTAATTTATCAAGAGTATGTAAAGGAATTTTATTATTATTTGTAGCATCAATATTAAAGGAGACATAATCTTGTGTATTAAAATTAACATTATCAGTACTAAATTTTACTAAATTATCAATATGTTGTTTAATATATATTTTTTTCAATAAATGAATCTGATTAATAACATCGTCTTTATTTAAAAAATAAAATTTATGATTATTTTTATAATAAATTTTGATATTATATTTATAGCATTTATATATAAATTTGATTAGATGTTTATCAAAAGAAGATCTATTAATAATATGGTCTATATTATCAGAACATATAAGATAATTATCAAATTGGATATTAGATTGGAGTGATTTAAATCTTTTTATAAATTTATTCATTGTGTTAATAATATATGTGATTATAATAATGAATCTAAATCTTCTAATATTTTATTATATCTTTTCTTTTCATTTAATAATTTATCATTTTCATTTAAAGAATAAGATGTAATACTTGAACTTTGTTCTTTGATTTGATTAGAATCGATGGTCTTTGATGAGATAACTGATGAGAAATCATTTTTTAATTTAGTGAAATTATCACCATTATTTTGTAATATGGATACATTATCATTATAAATTGTGTGTTTTTTGGGAGTAAAACGTGTAGGAGGATTCCATATATTGTCAGATGATTGAACATTATGTTGTTTATTATATTCAGATAAAGATTTATTAAAACTATTTTGTTCCATTAAACGTTCTTTAAGATTTGCGTCATAGTTTTGTTCGATATTAAGTGCGTCAGGTTTATCAGGAATTAATTTTAGTTCATCAATAGATTTAATATTAGTATTAATTGGTTGGTTAGTAATACTTTTGTAATAATTCGGAACAAAAGTGGGTTTAATAGAAGCATTATTAGTATTAGATAATTGTTTGAATTTATTAACAACATCAGGATTATATTTACCGTTAGTATTAGTTGGTACTTCATTATCGACAGAGTTATTTTGTATAGTTTGTTGTGTAACTCTATTAATATAATTTTGTTTATTTTTGAGGAGGATATTATTATTCATATAAAGTAGTAAAAAATAAAAAAATTTTATAATAAACTAAATTGTTTGCGTTATTAGAAATAAAATAGTTTATATGTATTAATTAATTAAATGGACATTGATCATGGTGGTGACTTATATAATACATTAAATATCAATAAAAATGCAACATATGAAGATATTAAAAAATCATATAGAAAATTAGCCGTAAAATGGCATCCAGATAAAAATAAAACAGTTGATGCCAAAGAGAAATTTAATCATATAAAAATAGCATATGAGATTTTATCAAACAAAGAGAGTCGTGATAAATATGATGCATTAAATAATAACCAACATAATAATTTATTAAAAGTAATATGTAATTTTGTTAAATCAATTATCAATCCAAATAACATCAATAAATTAATTAATATAATTTGTGATAATGATATTTATATGAAAAATGAAATTAATAATATTAATAATACATCACCTAATATATCATCAATACCAGATTATAATAATTTAAAAGAAAAAATTGAACAGCGATTGAAAAACAAGATAGATTTGGAATATATAAATAATTTCATGCATACATTATTATGTGAGGGGAATACGAAGGATAACAACAAATTAAATAATGTAAATCTGGAAGATATAAATCTATCAGTATTTTTTGGTCCGAATGAGATAATACCAGAAAAAAGTTACCAATTGATACAAACTGTTGATAATAGTGATTATTCTGATAAAAACAAATATACATCATTACAAAGTCAAGAAACAAATAGTAATGAGATGGATATATATGGTGAAATAAAAACAACATTAGATGAGATATATAATGGGAAAAATAAAGAAATAACCGTATTAAGACAGATTATTGACAATAAAAAACTTATATTCAAAAATTATAAATATACAGTGTCATTAAATAGTGATCAGATTACATATGAGGGTCAAGGTGATGAATATTATGATGAGATGAACAATATAAAAACCGGAAATTTGATAATAGATATAAAATGTAAAAAACATTTATATTTCAAGCGTGTAAATGAGAATGATATATTGGTGTCTTTACCATTAACATTATATGAATTATTTAATGGATTTAACAAGACATTTGATTATTTTATGAACAACAATATAAATCTTATAATGACAAATGGTTTTACAAGAATTAAATCAAATAAACATATACATATTCAAAGTAAATTTGATGGACAAAAAATTATTGTAACATTAGATAATTTAGGATTATTATATGATGGACCAGTAGATAAATCGGAAACGAAACGCGGTAATTTAATAATATATCTAGTATTGATAAGAAAAAATCAATTTAATGATTTATTAAAAAAATATTTTGATAATTAAATTATTATATCTTCTGAAATTATGTTGATAAACAAAGTATATAATCATAAATTTTTAGATAGTATAAATAACTATATCGAGCATAAAATTGATTCTGACAAAACTAAACATATATATAATCAATTGAATAAACATCTTGTATTTACTGATTTTTTTGATCTATTTGATATTGTATATATTAATCGTTCTATCAATACTGTTAATTTATTATATAACAAATTATTTAAAGATCAATATGATCACGATAAATTTGCATTATTATATGAAACTGATAAAATAGATTATAATAAAAACGAATTAAAAAAACATTTACCAGAAGAATGGCCAGATGCTATTAATTTTTATGATAAAAGTTTTATGTCTTATATTATTTTACAATATTTTGAAAACGAATGTAATAAATTAATAAAGATAGTATCAAAAGACGGTAAATATAATATATATATATATTATTGTTCATCCCATATATCAGACAATAAACTAGAAAATATTATATATCATATACATAATATATTAAATTGGATTATTAAGATTGGTAATGCTAAATTAAATAAATTAAGGTTGGATGTGATATTGTCTCCTTTTAATAAAACATTTACATATGAATTATCCGAAGAGGAATATATTAAATACCCTTGGTTAATGTGGACCAAACAAATAAAAAAGGATGGATTGTATCCATTTCACATCAATACTGGATCAAGTTGGAAAACAAAAAATCATATTATATTATATAGAATAGATGAATTATTTAAAGTATTGTTCCATGAATGTATTCATAGTTTTAAATATGATTTTGATGATGATAATGATTGTAAAAAAAAAAATTGTGAAAATATATTATCAAAAAATGTATCATTAAAGATTGGTTTTCCAGGCTCATATCCAATTTTAATAAATGAGGCTTATACCGAATATATGGCTATATTATGTTGGAACTATTATTTAGCATCTTATTATTTATTTTCTAATAATAAAACATCGATGATAAAAGATAAATTTAAATTATTTAGTCATATGATAAATAGAGAACAAATTAACAGTGCGATTACTTGTACTAAATTATTTAATTATTATGATATGACTGATTTATCGATTCTTAAAAAATACAATCATATAAGTCAAAAAACAAATGCATTTTCATATATATTTATTAAGTACATATTATTGATTAAAATGGTTGGTATATTTGAAAATAAATCTGTTGATAACCTCAATAGATTACTTATTGATGAATTAGATATAATTAATAAATATGATTATTTATTAAAAATTCCAGTTGATGAAGATAATAAAATAAATTTATCTATCTATTATATTAATGTATAAAATTCCTGTTGATGATAGTCATAAAACAAATCTATTTATTTTATTAAAATTTAAGATGATTGACGTTGACGACTACTAAGAAATAGACCAACAATTCCCATAATAGACAATATTATTGCAGCCGTTTTTATATTATTAGATATTATTTTATCTTTCTCAGATTTATTTTCAGAATTAAAGAAGATCATTAAAGCGACCAATATAAATAAAATTAAAAAATATAATATTATGATTATTTTAGTTGGATTAACATTTACAAATAAGTCTTTAACATTGGATCCGAATTCTGGATCCAGACCAAAAGACTCACTATCTAAACGAAATGATGAAGAGTCTGTTCCTCCATTTTGTAATTTTTGTAAAACAGATGAATCACTAAAGGATATGTTAACTATGCTATCAGAATTAGTCATTATATAATAATGATTGAGAAAGAAAATTATAAATAAATAAATTTAAATTAATTTATTTATTTGATTGTTTTATATAAAAAAAGGATTATTATAATATTAATAATATTTATTAATTAAGTTATTTATTCAGCACCACTTGCACTTGCGCTACCTCCATCAGTAGTATTACCATCAGTTGATGATTGGCGAGCAAGAGCATCCGCTTTATAAACTCGAGAAACAAAATGTTGGAAGTTTTCGAATCGGAGATGTTCTCCTTCATTCATACGGAGAAGATTTCGGAGTTCAGGAGTTGCGAGAACTTCACGTTTATCTTTCTCATTCAGGAGTTTATTGTCCTTGATGGATTTATATAGAAGAGCAGTGATATTAGTTCTTGGTAATTGTTCACTTGGACTCAACTTGAGGTATTCACAAAATGCAGCTGGAACGTGAGCTGGTTTATTAAAACCACTTACTGAACGTTTAGTTGCTTTGCCATCTCCCTTAGATCGTTTCTTGTTTTGGCGAAACAATTGAGAGAATTTCTTTTGTGCGGCCTTAGCAAGAACAGCTCGTTTTCGGTGAAGATTTAGAAGTTCCTTATCTACTTCTAAAATAGCTTTATGAACATCATCATATGTTGCAAATGAATCTTCAGATTGTTCTTCAACTTCAACTGAAGGTGCAGTTGTTGGTGCATCTACAACAGTTTCAGATGAAGTTGCAACCGAAGGAGCAACTGCAACTGGTTCAGCTGGAGAACCAGCTACAACTGAAGCATAAGATGCAGTTGCAACTACTGCAGGAACAGGAGTAGGTGCAGCAGCTTCAACAACGGCTTTACCACGTTTCTTTTGAACTTGTTTAACTTCAACAGTAGAAGAATTTACATCTTGTTTAACAGTAGTAGCTTCAGTAACTACTGGAGCAGTAACTTGAGCAGGGGCGGCAGCAACGGCTTTATTGGCAACAGCTTTGGTTTGTTTCTTAGAAGAAGAGGCTTGAACAACAGACATTATATATATATAGTAGTATAAATTATCTTTTAAATAACTTACTACTCAAAACATTAAAATTTCAATATTTTTGATGCATATAGATGGAAAATTAATTTAAAGAACATTAAATAATACTATTCATAGATAATATGGATTATAGCCATAATACACATAATATAGCCGATATATCAAATATTAATAATAGTTATATAAGCCAACCTTATGAAGCAACTACCATCATAAGTCAAAATGAATATATTCTAGTGTCACTATATAAATATTATGGTTCAATCCATAATACAGAACCAACTAACGAAATTAATCGTATATTACCAATTTTAGCAGGCCAATCCAAATTATCAATTAGGGTCATCGATTGGTTCGTAACTAATTATTCTAAAAAGAAAAATATTATCTATCCTATTATACAAAAAAATAATATGATCACTTATTTTAATGTTTATCTTGACTATAAATCACAGTTAAAAGGTTATAAAAAAAAACTATTTGATCCATTCTGTCGTAAAAGAAGAATCCCTTTTTATTATACATCCGAAAAATGTTTAATAACAACTGTTGGACAATTAATTTTCTTTAGATGGGCTATCACTAATAAAGTTTTAGACTATGTTGAACAAAATTTTGATATTATTAATAAAGATATGAATGAAACCATCAAATTCAAATTAACAAGCTCCAGTTCTACGCAAGATAGTGAAATTACCGAAAGTCCTTCATCTGAAAAAAAAAGACACGAACTATCTATAAATGCATCCAAAACTATTAACTGCCATAAAATGAAAATTATTCTCGATATGAATTAATTTTATATCTTCTTATGTTTTAATTATCTAATATAATAATATTATGATCTACCATAAAATATTATTATTCTCTCTTTTACTTTTTATCCTTTTTTTAATCTTCTATAGCTCTAGCTCTAGCTCTAGCTCTAGCTCTAGCTCTAATATTGTCGAAAAATTCATTCCAGGTAAGTTTTGTACCAACCCTAAAGCATCTAATTATACTGACCCTATAAATATTATACCACCAGATACTCCAGATAATTGTACATGTATCTATCCAAATAACAAAATAATATGTTCCAGATATTTCGCAACCAATTTTCAAGAACCAAATTATAGTAATCCTGAACAACGATGCCATGATACTAATTCATATAATTTTGAAATTAATACTAAAATACCTAATAATGATCTTTGTCAATTCGAAAATAATGATACTTGTATTTTCCCCGTCAGTTTGTCCAATGTTAATAGTCTATTTGATATCATTAATAATCCTGATGAATTCGTTTCCATTCATGATAAAGATTTTAATGTTAATTATAATAATATCCTCAGAGCTGGACCATGTATTTCTAAAAAAAATAATAGAAATGGTAAATTAGAACTTTATTATCGGTTATTTAATAGAGATTCCATTAAACCAATGAATAATTATTTAGACCCTATTTTTAATCTATGGGATCTTTCTGGTAAAATAACTTATGACCAATTAAAAGCAGAATATGGTGCTATTATTCGGACCTATAATTTTGTTGAAGAAAATATTTCAACTACTATTGACGTTCAAGGTTATAACTTACAGATACCATTTGACTCTGATTATTCAACAATCGTAAATAAATTTAATAATACAACAAATACTGACCATATTAAACATGTTGCATTAGCTGTATCAAAAAATGGCTCCAAATATGCTATTGGTATCGGTAAAACTAAAGACGCCGCTATGGATATCGCATTTCTTAATGCTTTATTATATGACGATAATGATAAAGATAGAAGTGGTTCAGTAGATAGATCATATACAAGATATATATTTTTAATAAGAAAAGCGAAATTGATGGATAATATTTTATATCAAACCATTAAAAGAGACATTATTGAAAATAAAATCGTTAAAGATGAAGATAGATTATTAGTTTTTATTAAAGATAAATTATTTGAAGATGAAACCAATCCAATCGGAATATTAATGCTAAATAATGAAAGATATTTTAAATATAATAATGATCCATCTACTTTAGATAAATGTATTGACCAAATTAAAAATATTAATTCAACATGTTATAATAATAATAATAATAAAATTATCGCTGGAGAGCCAAATTGCAATGAAGCAATATTATTAAGATATGATAAATCAAATAATAAATGTAATATTGTTCAAAATTCTGTTAATATTATAAAAAATTCGGATTATGATCTGTCAAAAAGTAAAAATTTGAAAGAATTAACAGTAAATGCTCCTATAAAAATAATAAATAATTTAATGGAAAATAATTGTAATAATGATAATGTAAATTGTTTTATTTATTCAGTTAATGATAAACGATTTTGTAAAGGATAATTTATTTTTTATATTATATATTATATATGTCTTCCATTCAACAAATCACAAGTAATAAACTATTAAATAAATATCAAGTTGAATATAATGGTCAACCTTTCGACTGCCGCTCTTGTAATAAAGATAAATGTTGTTCCACTAACGACGATAATGCCCCTAATAAAATCGCTTGTCAAAAATGTATATGTCAACAATTATATACAGTAAAAGATGGTTCTCGTGCTGGATCTGAACCCGTTTATAATATGGGATGTAATGATTGTACCTCTAATATTTCTGAAGGTGAGTGTAATATTTATGAATATTTAACTAATAAAATCATACAAAAAGTTAATATTGTTGATTGTTCTAATAAAGTTCTGGTTTCTGGTAACAATAATGATATTTCTGATGTTGTTCTTAAATCTAAATGTGATACTGGGGGACCAACTACTATTAATAATCCAGATGGTTCTAATTCTTATTCACAATCTAATACAACTAATTATTCTTCAAGCCCATCTAATCAACCTTTAATATCATTAGGGATTCCGTTTAAATTACCAATTAATGTACCATCAGGAATTAACCAAACATATTTAGTAATAGGTGGTGGTGTTGTAGTAACTATTATTATTTTAATAATATTATTCAAATAAAAAAAAATATTTAATAATCAGTAATAAATAAATTTATTATATATTTATTTATTATATTATATGATGAAACATTCACATGTCCGTTTAATGGAAACTCTTGCTAACTTCAATGATGTTATTGAAAATTGGGGAGACGTTAGTGTTAGTACTAGTATTGCCAATACAAATACAAATACAAATACATCTAATATTGATAGATCTTCACAATCAACTAATATTGATTCTTCACAACAGAATGTATCTGAAACAAATACAAATACGAGTACCAATATATCTAGTCAGACATCGACTCAAACAAGTGTTGATAATTCAACGGTGTCTAATATTAGTTCAAATTCTACTACCAGTAATGTTGATCAATCTACTTCTTCAATCGTTAATGATAGTAGTAGTACAGTTAATAATATTATGAAATGTGGATTAGATGCATCTGGTGCTAAAGATTTAATTGCGAATATTAACGATTCTATCAATATTTCTAATAATGCGTCTAATTCTTTTATAGTTACAGGTAATAACAACACAATTTCTGATATTAAATTACAATCAATGTTACAATCGTATGGACCTACAGTTGATAAAAGTTGTGTTCAAAGAGCATTAACTGAATCACAGACCAGACAAGAAGTTTCTAATAGTGGATCTAAAAGCCAAAAAGGGGCCGATTTTAAATCTGATCTAACTACTGGAGGCAATGTTAGTGGTACTTCAAATACTACTGTAACTGAACAAAGTGGTAAAACAGGTGTTGAATCTACTTCAGCGGCTAAAGGGGTTTCAAGCGCAACTGCTGAAAATGCTGTTCAACAATTAACTTCAACTGATGTTGGTGTTACTAATACCACTAAACAAACTACTACTGCTGGAGGCATTAACGAGGTTAATACTTTTTTTGTTATTGTTATTATCACATTTGCTGTTCTCTTTTATATGGAAAAATATCAAGGATTAAAATTATATTCAGATGTATTGGATAATATTAAAGGATATTATCATATATACCTATTAGCTCTCGTTTTTATTCTATCATATTTATATAATTTAAGACAATAATTGTTTTTATTTTTTATCTTTTAAAATATACTTTAATATGTGTATATTTTACAATTCCATCGATTTCACGTGTTACAAATCCAATATTGTAACCAAGTGATCTGTAATATTTTTTTAATTTGTTAATAAATTCATCATTTCCAAAAAATCTGTTAATCATAAATTTATAACCATTTACATACATTACATCTAATTCTTTTCCATCATCATATAGTCTACAATCCAATTGAACATAATTTGATTCACGAACATGTTTATTATCTGATGTTTTTTGTTTCTCGATTTTTTCACGAATCTTTTCTGATGTATATGACGATACGTGTTTATAATATTCATTCAATACAATATCATATGATTCTTGCCACTTAATTGGATCAATTACATTGTTTAAACCTGGAACATTCTTTTCCGCTGTTAATGCCTCTTGTAATGTTTCTTCTAATAGTTTCTTAATCTGTTTATTTTTTTTATTTTTTCTATTTCTAACGGTAATCCATTCATCACCAAACTCGGTAAGCCACATGGATTTATCTTCTTCAACCATTATAACATTCGACAAATTGTACATTATATATGGATTATTATATATAATAATTGTTTATATATTTTATATATTGACCATCATATATATTAATTTTTATTTTATTGTTTTTTAATTTTATGAAAAAAATAATATATATACAATAAATATATATTATGAAAGCTTTTAAAAATCGGTCTAATGATTCATATGCACAATTTAATAAAAACGATATTATTGAACATATTTTTGATGTTGATGTAAGTACCAGTATTTCGAATACTAATACTAATACTAATACATCAAATGTTGATACCTCTATACAATCTACCAATATTGATTCTTCACAACAAAATGTTTCTATTACTAATACTAATACTTCTACTGATATTTCAAATATAACATCTAATAGTACTGCTATAGATAACTCTACAGTGTCTAATATTAGTTCTGTTTCTAATACAACTAATGTTGATAGCTCTACTTCTTCAACAGTTAATGATAGTAGTGTTTTAACCAATAATATAGTTAAATGTGGTCTTGATGCATCCGGTGCTAAAGATTTAGTTGCGAATATTAACGATTCTATCAATATCATTAATAATGCTTCTAACTCTTTTATTGCTACAGGTAATAACAATACAATTTCTGATGTTAAATTACAATCAATGTTACAATCATATGGACCTACTATTGATAAAAAATGTGTTCAAGAAGCTGTTACTAAATCATTGGCTCAACAAACAGCTAGAAATGAAGCTAATAAAAGTACATCTGGTGGAATCAATACATTTGGACTAAAAACTGGAGGTAATACTACTGAAACAACTAATATAACTGTTAATGAACAAGGTTCTAAAACAGGGGTTGAATCTATTTCAGCTGCTAGTGGTGAAAGTGTTGTTGAGGCGGCTTCTGGAGCACTCCAAAAAACAGATAATGTAATTACAACAGATAATCAAACCAAACAATCTACAACAGCTGGAGGTTTATATGATGGTGTTATGTTTTGTGTTCTTTTATTAATTTTCGTTGTTGTTTTATATACTATGGAAGAAAATGGAGGTAGTCCTTATTATACTGCTATGATGGACTTTATTCATCAAAATCAATTATTAACTTTGATCGTTCTCGGATCTGGATTATATTATTTTTTTAAAAAATAAATATTATATTTATCTAATCTATATTATAGTATTGTAAAATGGATCATCATCAAAAAGCCAAGCCAAATGTTTTATCTAATTTTATCCTTAAAGGACACCATAATACTGTCTATGTTTCTCAACATATTAATTATATACTGATTATATCAATCGTATGTTTCATTATTTATCTATATTTTAATAATTATTATGGATCACTTGATGATATGGAATTTATTAAAAATATGTAAAAATTATATATATTATAATTTTTTCACATTATGTTATTTTTTTATGTTTTTATTTTAATATTATGAATGATCCACTCAATATACCAATCGATGTTGTTAATAATGATACTTTTATTATTAAATTAAATTTTTCTGAGGGTGATATTACTCATACAAATATACCTTTTCAGTTCAATTCATCTGATGAACTCGTTTTTATGAACAAATCACAATACTATCATTTTATTTTACAACAATCTGGCTCTTTTATCTCTAATATTAATGTTGATCATAATTGTTCTATATGTTATTTACAACTTAAATATACTCATAGATTATATAGATTAAATAGATGTAATCATTTATTTCATTCTAAATGTATTAAAAAATGGTTCAAAACTAAATCAGAACAATTCAATTCACTACACTATTGCCCATTGTGTCGTATCTCTTATGAACAATTTATTTAATAATCATCTTCATCTTCTAAATCTATTGATATTTCTGATTTAGAATCATCCGACTGATCATTCATATCTCTCTCATAATAGGTGTGAGATTGAACAGAAACTAACGGTTTGGATGGCACATTATTTTGACTCTGTATCTTTATCTGTTTTTGTTTTTGTTCTGATGTTGTAGATGATACTGAGTCTGTATTATTTTTATTTCTTAGTCTTCTTCCCATAGAAGACGATGAACTTTTAGTTTCATTTTTCTTAACTCGCGATGGTGATAATTCTGATGATAATACATCATTAATTAATTTATTATTGGATTTTGAGGTTCCATTTGTTGGAGTAACATCATCATTCAATTTAACTGTATTAAATTTAGGAGATTTAGATGGTTCTTCTAACTTGTCCATCTCTATTCCTCTTACTGGTAAATTATTATTCTTCTCATCCGCTATAGCATTTGCTGATGATTTTACTATATTATTAAGTATATTAACATCATCTATCTTATGATTGATAATAGTTGATTCTTTTGGAAACATTTCTGAATCCAAAAATAACACATTATTGTCTTCCTGAAACTGATATTCACATAGTTTTATTTCTTCCAAATATACTGGTCTTATATATAGACCAAACATTTCATCTGAAAACCATATCGCATTGATATTTATAATTATTCTGATATGGCCACCATCTAAATTTTTAATAGAGATGTTTTCAGTATCTGTTGTACCCATGTTTTCCATACTGTCAATAAACAATCTTTTGGCTTTTATATTATATGGTATCCTGAATTTTATTACTTTTTGTGATCCAGCTTCTATACTATCTGATTGTAAATTTTTTATTGAACTCCTAAATTTTACATTCTCCTTGTCCTGAAACCAATTACTCTTATTCTCATATGCTAATAATATTAATTTCTGTTCTAATTCATTTATAAAATTTAAAAATTTAGTACCAATCTCATCATTCGGAATCTGAAAATAATATTCTCCATACTCACTATATGACTCTAAATCCAATACACTGTCAAATAATGGAGTCTGAATAAATATACTGTCTCTCTGAGAACCATTCTCATACGACAGTAAACTATATTTCTTTTTATTGTTATACATTATCGTACTCGTTTTTATTTGTGATACATTTATCTGATCCGGTAACTTTGCTGTCTTCTGTTTGTTTCTTGAACTTGTTGATGCTTCCATATATGTATTATATATTGATATATGCTTTTAAATTATTTAATTTTTTTAAACTTAATCTATCTAAATTATTTATTTATTAATTTGTTAATTAATAAACAAAATAAATACTCCAACAAAACATACTATACAATGTAACTATATGTTGTTTTATATGTCTACAACCATATATTATTATAATATCAATATCAGGCCTACACATATAACACTAACAATTCACATCACTTATATAATAATCCTAATATAATTATTGAGTCAGATTTCTATCATAAAAAAATAAAGCTTTTCATTGGAATTATTGCTGTGAGAAATCTTATTATATTATATTATTAAACTATTATACACAACCAACAAAAAAAACCCATACACATGCAAACAAAACATAACAAACAAACAAACAAACAAACAAAACATAACAAACAAACAAACAAACAAAACATAACAAACAAACAAACAAACAAACAAACACAACACAACACAACACAACACAACACAACTACCCTTTTACTACTATCTATACGCACACACACAATAACACACCTATTATCTATATCTACACATCTACACTATTATATTACTATCTATACACACACACACACACACACACACAATAACACACCTATATTATCTATATATCTACACATCTACACATACACACACATACAATAACACACCTATTATTCACACTATTATTATTATTATTATTATTATTATTATTATTATTTATACACCTATACACCACACAAACATTAACAACAACATTAATACATTATCATACACAAAAAATACTAAAAAAAAATCAAATTACAATATTAATTTTACATTATAAAAAATGAATAGACATTCATATATAATAAATTATTAATAGAAAAAAATTATAGATCAAACAAGATCAACATAAATTATAAGATATACATTATAAGACATAAATATAAAATTTATATATAAAATATAAGATATAAAATATGATAAGATCTGATATAAATACCAGATCTAAAAATTAAACATTGTTTTTTTTTAATTGCTGTATTTCGATACCATTATATTGGTATAACAATATCAAATCATAATTTTATACACATATGGTTTCCCAAATATGGAATCAAATTATAACATCATATAATATTAAATGTTAAATTGCTGTAATTCAATACCATAATAAAGATCATGACATTGATGTTTAATTTTATTTTTTATTGTTCCTCAAGTTGGAACTTTGATAAAAAAATCAAATTAAACAGTGTAAAAGTAAAACAGTAGTTATTACTAATACATTATATATGTAATAATATATGTTTAAATATGTTATTACATAATAAATTTTTATTTATAAAAGAAATTGTTTAATATTTAATATTAATTATTTGGGATAATATATATTATTTATTGTTTGGTAGCACTACGTCGTGTAGTGCTTGGTTTAGCAGTTACTTTAACTGGTTGAACTGGTTGAACTGGAGTTTGTTTAACTTCAACAACTTCATCTTCTTCATCACCTTCATCATCTTCTTCATCTTCATCTTCATCATCATCTTGATCGAGTGCTTTAGAGAATTGATTAGTTGGTTTAGAATCAACTTTAACAGTAACTACATCATCTTCGATAGTGCTAATTTTTACATTCGAGAGAGGATTAGATAGATTATCATCATCTTCTAAGAATGCATCACCATCATATTCACTTTTAGGTGTATATAGAGATTGTTCAGCACATACATTGCTCATTTTAAAAGTAACACCATATTTTTTAGAATCACCAACTTTATTTTTGGAAGCATATAATTTGTTCATAACAATGACAGTAACAAATGAAGAGTTCCATCGAACGACTTTAGCGAAGTCATCAACTGCATTAACATCAGGAACTGGAATACGTTTTCCTTCACCATCTTTTTGAAAACATTTAGTTTGAACTTTACCGGTTTCCCAATGAAGATCAATCTTAAATTTAACATATCGTGGATAAGGTCCTTTCTTCTTTTTATCAGAAGTATCGTCTTCATCATCTGGTTGTTCAGGAGTTCGAACAATAGGTTGGTAAGTATAAGCAGATGCAGCCTTAGCAGATCCAAATAATTTGTTTTTGAATTCTTGTGTTTGAAATTCAACATCAATTGTTTCCATTTGTTTAAAAAATAGAACACTATTAGGATCAGTTACATCTTCAGATACTTTGATAAAACCGCGTGCTTTATCGGTAGCATAATATGGTCCAGCTTGTGGAACACCTCCAGGGCTCTTAGTATTCAATGTAATTTTATGTGTTTGTAATTGACACATACCATTAGCATATCTAACCATAGCAAGTTTTTGAGCGTTATTTAATTTGTTATCTTCCAATGGAAGAACAGTTAATTTTTTAACATCAAATGTTTTATAACTGGTGGTAGAATTAGTTCCTTTAGAAGTAGTAGAAGCAGCCATATATAATATACCTTATTTGATTAATATTTAAACCCCAGAATATTCAAAGTTCAATTTTTTTGATATGAATACCATATCCAAATTTATTAATTATAGGGATTTAAATACTTGATTATATGTTATATATCCTTGATTATCCTATATAATAACCATTATATAGTAACCATATTATATGACCATTATATGATCTATTATATTTGTTAAATTATGATATATACGATGATATATTATAATATGTATGTATATGTCAAGCAATATAATAAAGTAATAATTAAGTTTAATATAATATAATTTAATTTAATTTAATTTAATTTGGCATGAATACCGTTCCTTTTACTTTAAGGAGATCGTTAAGTAAACCATTTGTTTTGAGTCCTGTAAAACTTGAATTTAATATTTTAATTTCTTTGGTTTCATCAAGCTCTGAGTTTTCGATAATATCAGTATCAATAACAATATCACATAATCCGGTTCCACCCTTGATACAACGTCCAACCATAATCCGGCTCGATACACCTCTCAAATAATCTACTTCATTAAATGCAGCAGCTAATAATAATTGTTCAATAGTTTTTTCAAAAGATGCTCTACCCATTGGATCAGTATCTAAACGATTAATACCGTGTCTATCAATAGATGTAATACCACCATTATTAGTCATAACATCGCCTAATAACATAATATGGGCAGGATTAACATTGTTACCATCAAATACATTAGTATATTCTTTAATTAAAGCACTTCTTGCAGCTTCAATACCGAATGTTTGGTATATTTTATGAACATCATTACAATATGTTCTATTAATATCAACCCCAAACAATGTTCGAATTGCTTCCATATCAATACCAACAGAATAAATTACGTGTTCTTTAGCATTTTCACTAGCTTGGTCTTCATTATCGAAAGAAATATATTGTTGATTATCAATTTTTGAGATCTTAGTAATATTTTCATATCCTTTAATATTGAATTTATATAATAGTATATCTTGAATACTTGATAAAATATTATTATCAACAACCGCAAGTTCAAATCGGAAATGGATTACCAATACATCAGAACTATCATAGCTCGTAAGGATAGATCCATGTAAAATCTTATTAATAACTTCTTTTTCTTGTTTTTTAAGAATTGATAGATCAGAATAATAATTATTCCAAAATAATATGAATTTAGTTTTAATATCCAACATTGTAATCTCGTTTTCTACAATACTTTCTTTAGATAGTTCAACACGGAACAACCATGGACTGTTATCTATATTTGATGGATTATTATTTATATTAAATGGTGTATCTTTGTCGATATCATCCATATTATAATATGATGTAGCACTTATTGATGCATCAGGATCATAAATAATATCTAATTGGTCAGATAATTCCGATAATATAGTATATTTTAGTGTGGATGCAACTCTATTAGCGTGTTCTTTATTTGCTAAATTATCTTTGTCCATATAAATAACCATATATGGTGTTCCTGGATTTTTAGTATATGATAGTAGTTCTCTAAATCGGGGAATACCTTGCATTCCTGCTACACCAGATCCGGAACTATGAAATGTATTTAAAGTCATCTGTCAAAACCAGTCCTTTTATCCTCGTGTTTTTTCAAACACTTTAACCAACAGATAAAAAGCTCTCGCCAATACAAATATCAAATGAATGATATCTGTCTGGTAGTTCCCTAAGATCGTAATCTTAGCTGGTATCCGACTGTACATTAAGCCATCCGATAACATGATATTTTTGGTATCCTAATCACATTAACTAGATAACCGATGCGTGCCGAAGTTGGTCTAAATAGTCAGAATAATCCAACCATCTACTTCTGTTTCCAGAAATCCAACGCAGTCTGTAGCGATGATAGTAGTCACCGACGGTCTTCCCTCTTGGTAGAGTATTAACCGTTTTCACGCATCTCGCCGAGTCTATCTGTTATCACACTACAATGCTTCAAACAGATGGAGAAATGTTATTCTCAAATTACTCGACTAGCCTTATCAACTATGTTGCCATAGCCGACCCCATGCTTGTTCCAGTTTTTATGACATATAAGCTCACATGGCTGCTTACATATCCTGGCGAACCCACTTTGAAATTTAAAGGCTTTCAGACAAGACAATCCGTCAAGGGTTCTCCTAAACTCTGGCTAGCTACAACACCAACCATTTCTCCCGGTTCAACCATTGAATTATTATAACTCCTGATAATCTCAGAAATTACTTGGTCAAACTTTTCTTTATTAAATTTATAATCATAAATACATCTTTTTGGTGATAAATATTCATATAACGCAATTTGGAATAAATATTTAGATTTTCGTTGATTGTAAATTTTAGGTGAATCTTCATCAATATCTCTATCAGTAACACATACAAGTTGACATACTCTCGCATCCATTAATCGTTCTATCTCTGTCATTATATATAATGGATCTAATAATGTATCACTATTAGTAGAAGTATTTTTAGCATCATCTATAATACGATTATAATTAGCTGGTTGAAAATATTCTTCTAATAATGTTGTATTATTTAATTTAGCTTTTTGTTGTAGAACTCTAAAATCATCTCTGAATTGTTTCATCGTATCTACAATCTCATTATTGAATTCTTTAAAATCTTTAGTTTGTTGAGCATTATATTTTAATGATTTAATTAGTTCAGTCATTTGTTCATCCGAAAATTTACATTTTTCGGTAATCTTTGTATTACCCCAACTTAAAATATTAAATTTAACCTTCTTTTGCATCGCTTGATCTAAATGGGAATCCGCAAATAACATCTGAATCATTACATTATTACCACTTCTTACTGTTCCATCATATGCGATGTAAACATCCTCCATTCCTTTAATTAACTTACGTTGTAAATAGCCACTATCTGACGTCTTGATTGCCGTATCAATTAAACCTTCACGTCCAGTCATATGATCGAAATAAAATTCGTGGGGTTCAAGTCCACTAAAAAATGAATTAACAATAAACCCACGTCCGATTGCGGTATCATCATTTTGTGAAAAATGAACTAAAGTGCGTCCATTAACTTTCTTTTTAATACGTTCAAATTGAAGAACACCTTGACCGATGCCTCCAACAATTTTACCAAAGTTAAGATCATTACCTTTTGATTTGGATTCAATCATAGCATAAAAGTTATTACTTGAATTAGTTTTTTTCATAGCCATTTTTGCAAGTTCTCCTTGTGCAACCGTTAATAGGGAATATATTTGTTTCTCAAATGTTTCAGCATCTAATAAATCTGGAAAGTTTTCAATTTCTGTGATCAAATGTTGAATTTCTAATGTTTTCTCTTCCAAATATTTACGCATTTCTAAACGATCAGCTTTAGGAAGAATAGCATCACCCATACCAGTTGTAAATCCTTTTGTTAGGAAATAATTAACAACCAAACGTTGGCTATTATCAATAAAATCTTTAGTTAAAGCAGGTCCATGACGATCCCAAGAGTTTCCGATA